ACTAGCATTTTTGATGATATGGGTAATTGGTTTGGTGGTAATAAAAGAACATTTAATTAATATATTATGAATAGACACGTATTTCCTAAACAACGTAATAGTACTAAAGCTAAACTTAATGAGAAGTGGTATAAACCATGTGCTGATTATGTAGTTAACATATGTAAGAGTAATAAAGATATTGTTGAGGTTGAAACTTTAATTAATGCTGTTAATGGTATTTATGATGAAAATACTTTTAAATATGTATTGCAACCTTATGGTAATTCGGCTAATGAATATCTAAAAGATCTTACACTTCCAGGTGCTATTAGAGATACTAGTTTAATTAAAGATTTAGTTAATAAGAAATTAGGTAGATTCATAATTAATAGACCTAAGTTTCAAGTTAAGGTTAATAATAGTGATGTAATACTTAATTATAATAAAGAGTTTAAAAAGATTGTTGAAAGTTATAAAATGAAACTTTTAACTAATGCTCTTAAGCAAGCTGAAATTGATACTGGTGTACCTGAGATATCTCAAGAACAACTTAAAGAACTTGAAGATCAAATTAAGAATTTTAAAGATGATTATTTAGATGAACGTGCTATTAAAGGTCAAGATATAATAGATGCTATATGGGATTGGACTAATAGTGAGGCTAAGTATTGGACTGCTTATTGGGATTGGATTGTTACAGGTAGTTGCTTTATGGATAGAGAAATTACTAATAGTACTTTATATAAAGAAAATGTTCGTACTAATGAAGTATTTTATGTAGATAATGGTGCTAATAATGTAGATGATTTTGATATGCACTACATTATTAAGAAGATTAGTTATCCTACTATAATAGAGAAATATGGTCATTTAATTAGTACTAAAGATTTAGAATACTTAACTAACATGGCTTATGAATCTGGTGATAATGGTAGTCGTACTATATCTCTTAGTTTAGTTGAAGATCGTTATGGTTATTTATATCCTGATTTAGAAAGATCTACTTTAGATACTAATCTTACTTTTAGTGATGGTGAGGGTAATGTAGATATGTATTATATTCGTTGGAAAACTGAAAAGCCTGAGCTTATAGTTACGTATGTTGATGAAATGGGTCAAGTTAATGAAAGGCATGAAGATGAATCTTATAAGCTTAATAAAGAAGCTGGTGATATAAGTATTGAAAAAGTATGGATACAGCAATTCTTTGAAGTTATTAGATTTGGTGATGAACGTAGTGGTATTTATATTAATCCTAAATATGCTGATATTCAACGTAGTGAGGTCAGTAATTATAATACTTGTAAAAGCACTCTTACAGGTAAAGTAGGTTTATTTCCTCATGCTCCTAATCCTTCTATTGTTAAAGCTTTAATGCCATTTGATATATTATATAAGATTTATGGTTTTCAAATAGAGAGAATTGTTAGTAGAGAAGTTAATAATGGTAGAATAACTATGTTACCTCAGAGTTTACTTGAATCTGATAAGATTAGTATGGATCAAAATATGTATATGCTTTATGCTGATGGTAAACTTATTATAGATGATAGTGAAGATAATGCAGCTATTGCCGCTCAAATGCTTAAAGTTACTGATCATGGTATGGGTAGGATAATAGGTGAAATGATTAATTTACGTAAATCTATTAAAGATGAAGCTTGGGATAATATAGGTTGGAATAGACAAATAGATGGTGAAATATTAGCAAGTGATGGTAAAGCTAATACTAATAGCGCTATTAATATTGCTGCTGCTAGTGGAGTTCTTGCAGATGAGATCTTTTATAAGTTTATGGAGAATGATCTTAATTGTGATTTAGATATGAGTAAAGTATTATTTATAGAAAAGCAATTAGGTGAAGCTTTAGGTTCTTTTAAAGATAGCAATGGAGCTGTTAAAATGTTAGAACTTAGTGGTGATATTCATGCTAATACTGAGTATGGTATATTCTTTGTTAATACTGCTAGAGAACGTGAGAAATATAATGAGTATAAGAACTTAGCTTTTGCTGCTGGTCAACAAGGTGATTATGAAATGAGTATGGCTGCTATAGATGGTGAGAGTGCTTTAGAGATTAAACGTAGTCTTAAAGAGTTTACTAAACTTAAACAGCAAGCTGAACAACAACAAGCTAAATTAGATAGAGAACATGCTATTAAATTAGAACAAGAAGCTAATACTAGAGTTAAAGCCGAACTTGAATTTAAGTATTATAAAGTAGATGCTGATAATGAAAATGATAGAGAAGTTGCGCTAATACAAGCTGAAGCTAAAATGTTAGATAGTGAAACTGCTATTACTAGTAAAGGTGATATTACAGATATGCAAGATGCTAGTAATGCTAGGGCTGAAGAAGCTAGACAAACATTAGAACAACGTAAGCAATCACATAAAGAACGTGTAGATAATGAAAAACTTAAATTAGATAGGGAGAAGCTTAAAAGTGCTGAACGTATTGCTAAAATGAATAAGAATCAATATGATAAGTAAAACCCTATAAGATTAAACATATATAAGCTAGTGATTATATATGTGTTATAATGTATTTTAATAAACATAATAGTATATAAACTAATAAAATTAATGTTATGCCTGAGAATGATGATTTAATTGTAGGTAGTGCCGATGATGCAGCTACTGGACTAACTAATGAGCAAGTATTAGATAAATACGGTTCAGAACTTGGTGGTACTAAGTTTAATGAATCTGGTGATCTAATTAATGATGCAGATGTAGTTATTAAATCTAAAGATGATTTACAAACTTTTTTAACTGAGAAGTCTGCTGCTATTATTAATACTGACGGTGATGATGACGATGAACCTAAACCTAATTCTAATGATGAATCTGAAACTAAAAGTGTAGTTAACGATGTTGAATATGATTTAGATAAAGACGGTAATGCTTTAGAAAATGGTGAGATTAAATATACTGCCGATCAATTAAAAGAAGCTGCTGAAGATTCTGAAACTAATGATAGTAACGTAAGTGCTATTATGGAAATTGTAGGTTTTAAACCTGTTAATGATCAAGGTGAGCCTATTGAATATGAACAAACTGTTGAAGGTATTGCTAAGTATGTTAATGATGTAGCTGCTACTAAAGGTAGTGAAATAGCTAGGTCTCAAATGGATAATTATTTTAAAGCTAATCCTAATATACTTCAAGCTCATTTATATCAACAACAACATGGTTCGTTAGATGGTTTCGGTAATACTGTTGATTGGAAAACTGTTCAATTAGATGAAGCTAATGAAGAGCAACATGTTAATATCATTGTTAATGCTAAAATGGCTGAAGGTCTTAACGCTAACGATGCTAAACGTTTTGCAGAATTCATTAAAGCTAGTGGTGAAACTAAAGAAGAAGCTATTAAGAGTTTAACTCAATTAGCTGACTTTCAAAGTAAGCAAGAAGAAGCTGCCAAATTAGATATGCAACGTAAGTTTGATGCTGCTAAAGAACAAGAAGCTAAGTATTATGAAGATGTTGCTAATATCATTAATAAAGGTGAATTAGATGATATAACTATACCTGAAGATATTAAAGGTAAGTTCTTAGATTATTATACTAAACCCGCTTTTCAAGATGATAATGGTAAAGTTTATACTGAGTATGAAGCTGCTAAATTAAAAGCTGGATTAACATCTAATGTTAAAGACGCTTTATTTATGTTTATGGGTAAAGATCTTTCAACATTAATTAAAGCTGGTGTTAATAAAGCTAATGTTAATAAAGTACGTAAATTAGTTATAGGTAATAAAGCTGCTACTAGTAGTACTGGTGGTGGTAATAATAGAAATGTTGTTTTATAAATTAAATTTAATTAAATTATGATTAGAGAAGTTCAATCTCAAATTTATAATAGTAATGAACATAGTGATCATAACTCACTATCTCAATTACTATTAAGCCAACCTGATAAGTTGAATAGGAAACTTACTTATCTATATGGTGCTGAAACTACTAAATTAAGTTTCTTATTTATGACTGAAGCTCAAAGTGGCGGTATAAAAGAAGTTAACGATATTCAATACACATTTGATGTGATGGGTAACTTTAAATTTCATGCCAACATTGTTGCTGATGCTAATTCTAGTATAACTAAAAAAGGTCTTGCTCATAGTAAGTTCCAATTAGATTTTGATAGTAATTGGTTTCCTAATGATTGGGTAGTAATGACTCCTAGTGGTAAACTTGCTTACATTCATGGTATGCCTAGTGAAATCTCACCTAATAGGTTTAGATATACTTTTGAACTTGCAGGCGGTGTTACTGCTGCTAGTTATTTAACTGATAGTGCTGATTATGCTGTAGGTGCTGCTTGGATTCTTATTGCACCTTATGTACCTGAAGGCGGTTCTAGGGGTAATAAGAGTAATAGAATGGCTCCAGGTAAGATGAAAAATCAAATTGGTTTTCATAGGTTTACTCAAAAGATTAGAGGTAATCTAGCTAATAAAGTTGTACCTATTGTTTTTGATGGCGCTAATACTACTGATGGCGGTACTAAATCTTATTGGATTAATGAAGAGCATAGGCAATTCTTACTTCAACAAAAGACTGCTGAAAATATATCTATGTATACTACTGAGTATAATAGAAAAGAAGACGGTAGTTTAGTAATGAAGTATTATGAGAATAATGAAGCTATTCCAATGTCTGCTGGTATTAAAGAAATGGTACACGATGTAGGAAATTATGATACTTATGGTTATGTATTAACTTTAACTAAACTTAAAAATATCTTTAGTGATATTTTTTGGGGTGCTACTGATAGTGGTTCTATGGAGGTTGTAATGCATTGCGGTCAAGGTTTTGCTGAAGATTTTGACGATGCTGTTAATGCTGATATTCAAAGTAATAAATTTTACTTTAAGCTTGCTGAACATAAGATTAGTGGTAAAAATGGTTATCTTCAATATGGTGCTAATTCTTATTTCCGTCAATATACAACTATTACAGGTCATACATTAACTCTAAAGATTGATGATATGTTTGATCATGGTATTCTTGGTATGAAAGATAGACTTAATAATAATAATCATCCACGTACAGGTTTACCTATGAGTTCGCACCAAGCTATTGTTCTTGATTATTCTGTTTATGGTGGTGAACGTAACATTCAACAAGTAGTTCAAAAAGGTCAAAAACTTATTCAAGGTGTAGTTAAAGGTTTATCACCAATACCTGCTTCTTGGGGTTCTGTTCCTGTGAATTCATTTGCTTCTGATCTTGATGCTAGTTCTTTTGAAATGAAAAAGTCTGCTGGTATTAATATTGCAAATGCTAAACATTGTTTCCATATTGAATGTAAATTAGACTAAATTAATTAATTTGAATAAGAGATTATAACTCATAAAATTATGAAAGATATTAAAAAATCTGATATTGTATATCTAAAAAGTAAACCTAGTAGTTCTCTATTTGCATTAGTAAATAGAAAGGTTATTGAAGAGCGTAAACAAAGGATTGGCTCTTCAATTAGTGCTACTAATAAGGTATTAAGCTATGGTGAAATGCTTAAGTCTGTCATGCCTCAGATTATAGGTATTTCACCTACTAGTCCTAATTGGGATTATAAAGTTAGTACATATTTTCATTCTATATCTAAAAGTATTGATACAGTAGGTTTGAAACTTGAGAAAGGTTTTAAATTTAAAGATGCTGAAGCTTATAATGATTATGTTAAGGAAGTTGAAAAGATTGAGGTTGAGTATAATAAAGCTGTAGCTAAAGATGCTAGTGCGGATGCTGAACTTA